CTGCGACTCCGTTCTTTCATCACGCTATTAACGAACTGACTGTCTTCACCGAAACGATAAACCACCCAGTAGGACTGCGCCGCAAGAAAGAAGGCGCTATAAGCAGTGTACACAAAATCGCGAATCTTCTCGTCCTTTATCCCCGGAATATCGAAGTACCGATCTCTATCGAGAGCGGTAGCGAGTTTCCGGAGAACGGCAGTGAGTTCATAACGCTCACTGTCTATCGGGAATTGAAGAAACGCATTCTTTGCAGTAACCTGAACGAGGTCTTTGACCTTCATGAGGGTTCTCCTAGGATCTTAATCGTAGAACCATTTACGATCGTTTCGACGCGCAGCTACCAGAGCGGCTATATTTAGCCACTTTAGGCTCCAGGAACCTGGAAGCTCAAGTTCAAAGCCGGGCATTGGAAGGCCCGTTATCTTCGTCCTTGAGACGCTGCGTGCCTCTACGACATGTTCAGCAGGCGAATGGGAAGCGGACAAACCTATAATCCCACTGTTAAAAGTGGGGTGAGGTCTAGTCCGTTGTTCAAGCTTGGATACCTTCCGCGAGGAGCGATTGCTCCACGCCAGTCGGACACCCAAATTTGACCAACCCATGATTATATCACCAACATTGGTGAAGTAATCGATTAGAAACGAGTAGGGGATAAGTTCCCAGACTGTCGGAAGGAACGACCTGGTATCAAAACCAAGAAGTTTCTCGTCGAACAGCTTAGGGTTCCTAGCCTCCGCTCGCATGGCACCACGGTAGCGGACTTCAGTCCAACTACTGATCACACTGTCGACTAGGTAGTAATATATATTACCACCGACACTGAGTTGAGACATCAGTATCGACGACTCAGACGATGGGAGATCCTTACGTCCGTATCCCCGAATGGAGATAAGGCCGTATTTTTGACCACGACTAAGCTGATATAGCGCTTGTGCGCCATCAGCGATATCATGGAAAAGGGGCTTCCAACCGTATTGTGTTTCAAGCCATGCATCCGCAAGGTTCTCGGTAATCTTTTTCACTCTTATAGAGCGAGCGAGACTAGCGAGGCTCCTTCCGCGTCGTAGCTGTCGGGCTCTTTCAAGCCAAACATCAACTTCGCGGCGAAGCCCTTGCGCGGGATTTCTAATCATTCGGAGAGTCTCCGCCAGTTCACCGATGAACACGCCCCCCATAAAAGGAGTGCGCGCTTCATA